TTGCTAGTGCAGCAGAGAAGGCCGCCATTGGCATCACCGAGGTAGCAGACCCTGTTCGCGCCGATGACCGCTTCTACTGGAACGGCGATGTCAACAATCCGAAAGAGTTGGCAGACCGCGAGGAAGTGGACGCCGAGGGCAACCCGATGTGGGTGCAGGTCTATGACGCTGCGACCGAAAGCATGGTGGACTCTGACGAACGGCTGGTGAGCAAAGGGCTGAAGAGTCAATGGATTGCACAGGTCAAAGACACGGCTGGCAAGATGCTGGCTGCAACCGATTGGATGGTGATTCGTAAGGCTGAACGTGACGTTTCTATTCCCGCTGATGTGGTGGCTAAACGTGCTGCCATCTTGGCAGAGGCTGACAGGTTAGAGGCTGCTATTACCGCTGCTAATGACATTAACGCTTTTATTGCTGTTGTGTCTGACCAGCGTTGGGGTGAATAATGCCTGGCGAGGTGCAACTTTCTGACGCACAGATTGATGCAATTGCAGAGAAGGCGGCAGAGAAAGCGTTCAACAAGATTTATGCTGAAGTGGGCAAAAGTGTTTTAACCAAGCTGGCGTGGCTAACAGGTGCTGCTGTCATTGGTTTGTTTATATGGCTAGGAGGGCACAACTCCCTGCCTAAATAGGGGAGAAGAAAATGATTGACCCAGTTAGCGCCTTTGCCCTTGCGACTGCTGCCTTCAATGGCATCAAGAAAGCGGTAGAGGTAGGGAGGGAACTGGAAGATGTAGCTGGATTCTTTGGCAAGTATTTTCAAGGGGTCAGCGATGTCAACAAGGCGGCAGAAGAGGCACAAAACCCACCGCTGTTTAGAAAATTGCTCAGTGCAGGTTCTGTTGAAGAAGAGGCAATGAACGCCCTGATTCACAAGAAGAAGATAGAGAGCATGGAAAGTGAACTGCGTCAACTCATCACCCTTAGATACGGGGTGGAGGCATACAAAGAGATGATGCAGATGAGAAGGCAAATCAGGGAACAAAGGGAACGAACAGTATATAGGCAAGCACAACGGAGAAAGAACTTCTTATGGAACACATTGTATGCTGGTTTAATATCCATTCTCCTTGGCTGTCTATGGTGGTTATTGGTGTGGGTAACAAACTATAAGGGGTAAGGTATGTACGGAAAGAAAAAAGGCAAAGGCAAGAAGCCACCCAAGAAGGGGTACTGATATGACGCAAGGATTGTATGCAAACATCCATGCCAAGCGTAAACGTATTAAGGAGGGTAGTGGTGAAAAGATGCGTAAGCCCGGAAGCACTGGAGCGCCTACATCAAAGGCTTTTAGAAAAGCAGCTAAGACGGCAAAGAAGAAATGAAGAACGCAAAGCACTACACCAAGGCAGGGAAATTGTGGACGGGAGAAACTCACAAAATGCCAGACGGCTCTCTGCATACAGGGGCTAAACACACCGCCTCTTCAGAGAAACTATACCATCAGAAGGGAAAGAGCAATGCCTCTCAAAAGCGGAAAAAGTAAGAAGGCAGTAAGTGCCAACATTCGCACCCTAGTGAAGGAAGGCAAGCCTCAGAAACAAGCTGTAGCCATAGCACTACAAAAGGCTGGTAAGGCTAAACCAAGGAAGAAAAATGGCTGATTATTTCACTACCTTTATTCAAAACCTACTAGGCACTCCCTCTCCTACGGGCAGTATGTTTGGTGGTACTTTTGTAGACCCACAAACAGGTATGGTTGATCGGACACGTCTAACAGGTGACGCTGCTGATTATTATGCCAATCCCTTCAGGAAGCAAGACGCCATTCTTGATGCTGCTTTAAAACAGAAAGAAGCAGAACAAGCTGTACAAAAAGTACAAGGGATGTTCTCAGGCGATGGTGGCCCTAACGCAGATCTAAACCCCTACGTTGCTGCATACTTAGAGGCTGGTGGTGGTGAAGCTGGTATGCAAGCACAACAAGCAGAGCAATATTATACCTTCTTACAATCTCCACCTTTTGTACAAGGTCTCCTGGAAAGTCTGATGCCTGATACAGTGAATCAAATGGCAAACGCATATATGACAGCACTAAACCAACAAGCAGCACAAGAACGTGGTGGATGGGAAGCTGCTGCGGCTGCTGAACAAATGGCAGAATTAAACCAACAAGCAGCAGACGATTTAGCCGCTTGGAATGCCTATGAATCCTACAACACTGGAGACAGTGGTGGAGTTTTTGCTTCTGATGCTGGCGCTGGTATGAGTAGTACCTCTCCTGACGCTGGAGCCGTTACTACAAATAGCGGGGTTTCTGTTGGCTACGGTGGAGGTTACGGTTAATGAAACACAGCGTAGGTAAAACAATAACTACCACCGGCTCAGACGTTGAGTTGTTCACGGTGCCTAATGGGTATGTCGCTGAGATAGAGACGTTGTTTATCTCTAACACAAGTGGTAGCACAGCCAGTGTCAGTGTGTACTGGCAACACGCCCATGACGCCACTCATAAGATTTACATTATCAATGGCAAGAGCTTGAACAGCAAAGACTATCTCCAGTTTAGCAACGGCTCAATTGTGTTGAAGGCTGGGGACAGTATGCAAGTTCAGACTAGTACATCAGGTATCTCATATATTGCTACTTTTGACCTACGCAAAGAGTTTCCAATGTACACTTTTGATGGTGAATAGTTGACAAACTGCTTATTTTGTGGTATAATTATTCACGTTTGAGGAATATAAATGACTTATTTACAACTTGTCAACGCTGTGTTACGCCGCCTACGAGAGAACGAGGTGGCTTCTGTGTCTTCCACTTCTTATTCCAAGTTGATTGGTGACTTTGTAAACGAGGCTAAGGCACGGGTGCAGGCAGCTAGAGACTGGTCTTCTTTGCGTACCACCCTAACTGTCACGACTGTTGCTAATACTTTTAACTACGAGTTGAACGGGGCACAGAACAATACAAAGGTGTTGGATGTTTGGAACGATACTTCTAACTTTGAAATGAAGTATAGGGACGGGCATTGGTTCAACAATGAGTTCTTGATGAACACCCCTCAGACTGGTCAACCACTTTATTACAACTTTAACGGTGTAAGTAATGATGGTGACATACAGGTAGACATCTATCCTATTCCTGATGGTGTTTATTCTTTACGTTTCAACGTGACCATGCGTAACCCTGACCTCAGTGCTGACAGTGACACTGTAACTATTCCAACACGTCCCATCATCCTTTTTGCTACAGCTATGGCTATTGAGGAAAGAGGTGAAGACGGCGGTCAACAAAGCATCAACGCCTACCAAATGGGGCAAGAAGCCTTAGTAGATGAGATTGCTTTTGATGATGCGCGTAGTCCTGAAAATAGTATTTGGTATCCCGTATGAAGCAATTACAAAACATCTCTGTTGTTGCGCCAGGATTTTATGGTCTGAACACGCAGGACAGTAGTGTTACTTTGTCAACCAACTTTGCATTGACAGCAGACAACTGTATCATTGATAAATATGGTAGGTTAGGTGCTCGTAAAGGGTGGACAATGCAAACCACCAGTGGTTCTAGCGAACTCAGTGGTTCTTCTGTTGACTTCCTTATGGAGCATGTAAATGCAGACGGATCAACTGTTGTCTTGTCAGGCGGTAACAACAAAGTGTTCTCAGGCGGTGTTAATGCTGCGTTAACAGACATTACGCCTAGTTTATACACCATAACAGACGACAACTGGAAGGGAGCTAGTCTCTACGACCATGCCTTAATTGTTCAGCAAGGACACGAGCCGTTGGTGTACAACTCAGGCAGCAGCCCAGTGTGTCAGACAATGACTGACTACACCAGTTTGACACAAAACTACTCTATCTCATACCCTCGTGATGCTATTGCTGCTTGGGGTAGGTTTTGGGCACACGACGGTGAAACAGTTTATTGGTCTACAGATATAGCTGACACCAACTTCCCTGCTTTTTATGGAGGCACCAGCGGTACGTTAAACATTTCTGCTGTTCTCCCTAACAACACGGACACTATTGTTGCACTAGCTGCCCACAACAACTTCCTTATCATATTCTGTAAGAACAACATTGTCCTATATAGCAACGCAGACAACCCAATTGCTGGCGACTTCTCTGTTGCCGATGTTATTATTGGTGTTGGTTGTGTGGCGCGTGACAGCGTACAGAGCACAGGTAATGACATCATCTTCTTGTCAGACACAGGTATTCGCTCCCTTGGTAGACTTATTCAAGAGAAAAGTTTACCTATGCGTGACCTGACAAAGAACATTAAGGATGACTTCATACAGATAGTAAAGACAGAACAAGGCATAACTGAAGACATGCGTCTTGTTCGCTCTGCTTATTCAGAACAAAACTCTTTCTATCTCATCTCTTTTCCTGCTTCTGATATTGTTTATTGTTTGGACATGCGGCAAGCCTTAGAGGACGGGTCTGCTCGTGTCACTCGGTGGGTTGATTATGAGGCAGGTTCTTTCTTACGCCGCCGCAATAGGGACTTGTTGGTTGGTAAAACAAATGGTATTGGTTTGTATACTGGCTATCAGGACAATGGCAGCAGTTACATCCTGCGTTACTATTCCAACCACATTGACATGCAGAACCCAACAATGGTTAAGATGCTGAAGCGTATTAAGGCTACAGTTGTGGGCGGGAACAACCAAGAGTTTATTGTTAAGGCTGGGTACGACTACCAAGGCACCACCTTCTCTTACCCTTTCACTATTGTTACTGGCAACATTGCTGAATACACAGATGATGAAGATAATGTTACTGAAACTGATGCTA